ATCTTTCACACTCAATCACCTCTCACAAGATACCACATTAAACATAGTTAATCTATTATTAATATAACATACATACTATGTATTGTAAAGTTTTGTAATTGCAAAATAAAAAAGAGTAGGTATTATCTACCTACTCTTTTAAGACTATGAAATTATTTCAATTCTGTACCATAAGCATCACGATATGTATGTTCACCATATTGAGTGTTTACTTGAACACGTTCAACTTTGTGAATTTCATTATCAGAACCACTTTCACGTACAACCACGAATCGTTGTGCTTTTTCTACGTCTTTCAATTCAGGTTCAAACTCTTTAATAGCTTTAACCATGTTAGCATCCATTACAGCACCACGTTGTAATGCACGATATAAAGCAGTTGCGAACTCATAACGAGTCATAGCTTTATCGCCTTTATAAGTACCATCTGGGTAACCTACTAAGAAACCTTTATCAGACAAATCTTTAACAAAATCATATGCCCAATGTGTTTTAGGTACATCAGGATATTCTACATCAAAATCAGTACCCTCTACAGCATTTAAATGTTTAACAAGATTATCATATTTTTGAGCCAAAGCTTCGTATTTCTTAGCCAAGTCTTGAACGTCTTTAGCTACGGCTGTATTAGCATTAGTAACTTGTTTAGAAGATTTACCGATACGGAATGTCGCACCAGCATTAATCATATTATCACCAGTACCAAATGTAGCACCTAAAGATAATAATGTATTTTCGTTAGGATGTGCGAACACACCTACTGCCACAGCATTAGAACCTTTATAGTTACCATAACCTACTGCATACTCAACCTTTTCATTAGCATTGAAAGATAATGGATGCAAGGCACTCAAAGCGGCGGCGTTAGCACCAACCTTAGCAGTTTGTTTATCTGTATAGTTATTAGCTTTAACTACTGCACCTTCACCAACAACATTAATCTTATCATCTAAAGATTTAATATCAGAAGTATTTTTATTTACTTTATCACCTAAATCTTTAATATCAGATGCATTTTTAGTGATATTGTTTTTGTTTTCACCAATTTTTTCAGCATTTTTATTGATATTAAATGTGTTGTATGTAATAGCCTTATCTAAAGAACTTGCTTTATCATTCAACTGTTTAACATTAACAGCATCTGTATCTTTAGTACCTGCTTTTACATCGTGAATTTGTTGTCCACCAGCACTAATATCTGTAGTAGTGAAACGGATAGTAGCATTATCATCAGATACTTGCATACCTTCATTATTGAATGTAGCTTGTGTTAGTGTATCAGTATTTTCAATTTGAATACCTGTAGGTTTAATATTAATATGCTCACTACCATTAAAGAAATAAGCACCATCTTTATTAATACCAGCATGATTAGTATCTGTATCTTTACCAAACTCAACAGCATCCATATCTTTTAATGTTTTATTAACATTAACCTTATACTCTTTACGTCCAAAGTCATTGTCTTTAGACGTAACAGTTGTATTAACACCATCTACTACAGTGTTATGCTTCTGTGCCTCTAGGGCAGTATCATACAACTGAGAACCATTGATAGCATCCGTAGATGTAGCAGAAATTCTGCCTGCGGCAACATTTTGAAGTTGACGAGTATATTCTGTTAACCCACCAGCACCAGCACGACCATGAGTGCCGAAAGATACTACACTATCAGGTGTAGAACCTGCGAATGTAGAATTACTGAAACGGATATCAGTAGCATTGTCTTTTACTGTAGATGTACCAACAGGACTTTCAGTAACAGAATTTGTGCCAATAGCAACACCATTCTGTACATCTGCAATAGTGTTGTTACCTAACGCTAATGCATCAATCTCTGTAGCACTTGCATGAGAACCAACCACAACAGAGCCTTGACCTTTAGTTTGAGAATTTACACCAAAGATTAACTGCTCTTTAGAGTTATCTAGTACTTTGTTGTTATAACCAACAACAACACTTTGGTCAGCACCAACAGTACCATTGTTAGCACCTACTACTGTAGTATCATCACCAGATACCTCTGTATCACGACCAACAACAATAGAAGATACACCTTTAGCTGATACATTTGTACCTATGTTTACGCTTTTAACTCCATCTGCATGAATACCATTACCAATAGCTACTGAAGATTCGCCATTGGATACTACTCCGTTACCAATAGCAATAGTGTCTTGAACCTTAGTTTCAACACCATTGCCGATACCAATAGTATTAAAATCAGTAGCAACCCCATTACCGATACCAATACTATTGCTAAGGTTATTAACAACATTGTTACCAATACCAACACTATTATTAGATTTAGTAGTAACTGCGGTACCAATACCAACACTATCATTACTATCAGTAGTAACGGAAGTACCAATAGCTACATTGTTATCAGAATTAGATTTAACAAATGAGCCAACAGCAATGGAGTCTTTACCACCTGCTGTAGTACCATAACCCACAGCCAATGCGTTATCGTTACTTGCATATGAACCATTACCTACAGCAACAGTGTTAGCTCCACTAGTTCTTGCCTGAGAACCAATGGCATAGCTATAATCTGATAATGCTTGTGCAGAAGAACCAATAGATACACTGCTATAACCTTTTGCTTCGGAATTTTCACCACCAGCAATAGAATTTGAACCAACTGCTTTATTATTATGACCATATGCAATACTATTAGCACCAGATACTTCATTTTGATAACCAACAGAAAATGCTGATGTACCTGTTGCAGTGATAGTATTTGTATAACCATAAGCTTCAGCACCAAAACCACCATTTACAGTGTTATCGACACCAGCTGCCATTGCTGTACTACCAACAAGAGATGCCATAACCAAGCCAGTCAGTAAAGTTTTTTTCTTTTGTAATTTCATAATAAAACCCCTTCATATTAAATGAAATAAAAATATACATACAAGGAATATTACAAAGATGTGTGCGTATATGTCATTATCACTTACCCTACATGACAATGAAGTGTTTACATAAGTTGTAAACTTATGTAATATTCCTTGCAAAATCATAATACCACATCTACATTTTGTTGTAAACCCCTAACATATAAAATTTTAACATGAATGTATAAACTAAATGAAAAATAGTGTATGGAACATATCCATACACTATTAAAACTACAATAACACACTATAAATCATTCTAAATAACGTACTATTCAGTTGATTATATGTTAAATACATTGAACTATCAAAACTACCACCAGACAAACTATTAACTTTACGCAACAAATATTTTAAATCTCTAACAATAGATGACATATTACTATACTTAACAACCCTATCATTCTTCTCTATTACATAATCTCTCTTTAGTACATCATAATAGAAGTATATCTTGTCAAACTCATTATACCTAAACACAATTAGGTCTTTCTTTTGCCCACCTAAAGTATAAGGAATATAATCTACAACAAAAGAACCATATACACTATCTTCAAATGTGAAAACATTAAGACCATTCTTTCCATCTGTTTTATAATCTGCAAGTTCTTCACACTTAATAAATGTTAGAAAATACTTATGCAATAAAGATATACTATGATAGAACATATCATCAAAATTGATAGATTCCTCACAATCATATGTGAAAACGTAGTTATCATCTCCCTCACCACACATATCACATACACCAACATATGCTTTATAAAGAAGATACATGAAAATAATATAATCAATATCTGAACTATCTCTACACAAGATATTATCGATTGTATCTAAACCATAACATACAGATGCAGTATAAGTATTCCTATCTCTTCTATGTAATGTAACAGAATATCCATTACTAAAAACCATCTCTACACTACCTAAGCCATAGTCATACTGTAACTCTACGTTAGAACTACCACCTATAGTTATACTACATCTATAGATATTATTCTCTCTATACCCATAATCATCTGACTCTAGCATATTACACATATCTCTCACATATAAAGCCATAGTCTTACTTCTATCATTTGTATGTGCCATAGTACTTTACTCCTCACCATTATACAATCTTCGTACTTCCTCAATATTACTGTTACTAATGCTATTGAACATCTGATTTACACGTTGTAATGAAATGTAATCAAAGAACCTAAATGTATCAAAATTAAACAAATGCTCATACTTAGTTACTGATAAATCCCTATCAATAGAATACACAGTCTCATTAGTTAAACATATATGCTGTCCATCAACCACCTCATCCACATGAAAATGACCATAGAACCACAACACTCTACTAGGTAATTTTTCTTCAACTCTATCTAAAACGTCCCTTGTCTCACAATTATCATTAAAAGGTTTAATCCTCTTCATCTTGTGAAGAGTTATATTACTACATGTATGAGTTAATACAAAATCAACACTATCTATATCACGAAAAGAATTATGTAACCTATACTTATCCTCTAAAGATGGTTCCTCTTCTAACCAATAACTCTCTCCTAACTCCCTATACTCTCTATCAATAGACTTAGCACCACCAAAACATAGGTATTTATTCCCCTCAATCTTATATATGTTTCCCCTTATAAGATGAAAGCATCTATTATTAAGTTTATGTACCTTATTGCCCCACTTAGTTGCAATAGGTAATGCGTTTAGATAGTCAAAATTTTCATGATTTCCATCTATAAAAGCCACATAGTAATCTAATTTACTAATATAATCTAATGCTAATCTATGTTGCTCTGTATCTTTGAACATAACACCAAAATCACCTAAAACGATAACAACATCACTCTTTGAGATTGATATTCCATCTTTAATAAGATTTTCTTTCATTATCTGCGTGATATCACCATGTATATCACCAATTAAATGTACCATATATTAAAATCCATCCTTTTTAGATTCGTAATACTTCTTACAATTATTATAACAATCGAAATTCGAATGAATAGCATACATTAAAAATGATATAAACACAACAACGAAAATAAAATCAAATGACAAAAAGTTATCATCTAAAATGATTTGATGTAAACACAACATAGACATATACATAATAAATGCATCCATCAAAAACCCCACCAAGAAAAGTATTCTATACTTAAACATATTACCTCATCCTTTGTAAACCACTTAAAACATATAAAATCTATTATACACAAGAATTATACTTATATACAAAAAATTGAGGTATTCGCCTGAGCAAAATACCCCAATCTATGCATAATCATACAGATAATTGTCAACCTACCACATAAATTAGGTATTATAACTATCTATTTATTACCACCCAAATATGCCTTAGCCACAGCTTCTACAACAGATAAGATTTCATATTCGGCATGTGCAACGATAGAAACCTCACCATTAGCACTCTCTTTATCTTCTTGTGCTTTATTGAACTCAACCCTAGCTTTCTCTTTCATAGTCGCTAACACATCCAAGAAATCATTTTCATTTCCAACATGTTTTTCTAACAAAGAATTTACTAAGGAACTATCAACATACTTAGAATCTAACACTTTAATATCCATATCGCACCCCTACAACCTATCAATCACATCACTAATAGCATATGGTATTGTATCGGCAATACATACACTATATAACTGTAAAGCTATATAGTCATCAACATACACATCATCACAATACCCTAAATCTTGCGAAATTGCCACCTGTAATGAATTTTTTCCATCTTCATGATACAAAAGACGTACATAACGATAACCTTTGTTATACAACGAAATAAGCAATATTTTAGTAGCACTATCACCTATATGTATATCCTTTATATCACTTTTAAAAGAATTAACCAATCCATACAACATAATATATGCTTCTCTTACAACCTCAACCACTACATACATAATGAATGTACCTAATACAATGAAGCCTATGAATTGACTAATAAATATCAACATATCCATGTAACACTATACCCCTTACATTATACCTGTACAGATTATAATGTTATTTATAACTATTATTTGATATCAAAAATGACTTCACACACAAAACTTTCTACAATAGACACAACAGAACCATAAGAGATACCAACAGTAGCATTAACAATATCTTGAATAAAAGACCATGTATCCTCAATATACAAATTTTCTTTATAATTAGAAGAATCAATGTCACCACGAATGATAGCATACAATACTGAGTGAATCATAGACTTATCATACTTAACAGCAACATCAGAACCATCAAAGTCATGTTTAACATCATAACCAAATGAAGTACCACTCTCTGTATCTAAACCGATATCATAAGATAATGTTCCAACAGGAGTAACTACAATGCTACCACTATCTACTATCTTAGCTGTAATACCATCTTCATCATCACCCTCAACATCATCTTCTATGATATCAGACACACCATAAGGAACATCACAAATGTAATCTTCATAATCTGTAGGTAATTCTAATGCAACCCAAATCAATTCTGTATTAATAGTATTAATTAATTCGTCTACATCAGTAATCCCATACTTATGTAATTTATAATCTCTATCTAACTCACTAAAATCAGCACCACTCATGATAGATTTAACAAATTCACTACACTTAGATAATAAACCCAAATAATCAAACATTGTATCTAAGAAATTGTAAATTGTTCTATCATTAGAAACACATTTAGCACCATTAACACTTTCATAGTCCTTAATATAAGAAATCAAATCAGCAGTATTATCTTTTCTAGACATAATGAAAGCATTTTTCTTAGCACGTACTAGTACATTAGAATATAAATCAACACAAGCATCAAACTCTACACCCTTAGATTGATATTTATCACTTTGTAACAATCTAATGTTAGTTGTTAAGTAAATCTTAAAACTAAAAGCACAAGACTTTTCAAATGTCTCATCAGAAAATACCTCAGATGTACGTTTAGAGAATGTATACAACAAAGAATATGTAGTATCCATGAAATCATCGAAGTAATCAGTATTATCCTCATAAGCATCATTACCAAATAAAGATATATAGATACCTACAAATCGCTTCTCATACTCAGAATAACTGATACTAGCACCATCACACAAATAATATAGGTGATTTAATAGTTTGACATTATAATGACGAATAAACACATTATTAATAAATGAATCCAACTTAATCTTTCTACTTCCCTGTGCTAAGACAAACAGTAAATCAAAGACATCCATCTTACCAATATCACAACCATTCACACAACGAATGTAATTAGTAATGTCTTTAAAGTATCGATAATGTGAAGAAATCTTATCGCTACTACCACCATTTAAAATTGTAGATTCAAATAATGCCTGTGAACCACAACTACTAATAGCACTACTATAAGCACCACTTGTACCAACAAGATATAAATAGTCAGAAACTACTTTCTTGTTAAAAACATCAGAATATTGTTTCAACTTAAATTGGTTATGTTCACTCATGATATAATCTCCTTTACTGTAATAACAATGATATGAACTTTTACACACTAATTATAACCAACTTTACAAAATATTACAAGTATAAAATAAAAAGAGAGTGTAGAACTTAATCTACACTCTCTTGCATAATATACTTATTTAGATACCTTATATGTAACTTTAAATTTAAGAATATCTGATTCTTTTGTTTTAACCCTATTAACATCAGGCCCTGTATAATCATTAAGACTATCACCACAGAATTTTTTAGTTACACGTTTAACAACTTTTGTAACATCACTAACACCCTGTGATTCATCGCCAACACCATCATTAGTCAATGCGTAAACAAAGAATGAATATTCTTCAAAGTTATCATTTTCAGTATCAGGAACAAAGAAGTATTTACTACCTACTAATTTCTGATAATTAGCATTGATAATAAGATTTACAGGAGATACTTTATCATCACTACCCTCTGTAATCTCTTCTTCGTCCTCAGAATCTTCAGAACCCTCAATAACCTCTTGATTATCTAAATCTTCCTCAAACTCTTCTTTAGCTTTCTTTTCAAACTCAGTCTCTTTAACATCTTCACTGATTAAAGACTTACGTTTCTCTAATAAAGCCTCTGTAATGCTAACACTAGCACTATTTAAAATTCCCATTAAACCACCCTTATATTATTGGTTAACAGACTCTTTCAATACTTTAGATGCTGTGAATTTTGGTGCTTTTTTCTCAGAAATTGTAATTTCCTCACCAGTTCTAGGGTTATGACCTTTACGAGCAGAACGTACTACACTCTCAAAACTACCAAAACCATGGATGGACACTTTTTCACCTTTTTTAACTTCTTCAGTGATTGTGTCAAACAAAGTCTCTACAACTTCTACAGCTACTTTTTTAGTACCTACTAATTCTTTATTAACCAACACTTCTGCTAATTCTACTTTATTCATATTATGAACCTCTTTCTTATGTGAATTTAAAATATCTAGTGTATGCTCTGAAATATCTTACGTGGACTAACATATCACTATAAATACATTATACATTAATATACTTAAAATTTGCAACTAATTAAAAGAACTTAGTTGCGATATAAATTGTATTACCCTTATCTTGAATTTTAACAAAATCTTTTACATTAGACTTCAAACTACTGATAAACTCTTTAATGATAGAAGAATCACCTACAGTTAACTCAATCATTACTTGATACTGATAAGACCTATCCTTGAAATCAAATGAAACATTAGGCTTTATAGAAATTGAATGACCTACCTCTGCTAACTCATACTTATATTCATCAAGCACATCAACAAAAGAGTCTAAACCACTAATATACTCTGCAACTTGATTAGCAACCTCCTGATTAAATGTATTCATATTAAAGAAAGGCCTACTACTTGACTTAATCTCTTTTAAAATTTCAAAAGACAAAGATGATGCACTACTACTCATGATATCTGAAATAGAGATTGACTCATTGACAACTGACTCTACTACTTTACGTTTCTCAACTGTACTATCCGTAGCAGTAATATTGATTGTTGATTGAATGAATTGCTCACCAGTCACACGAACGCTACTTGTATTGAACTCACATTCATAATCAAAACTAGCTTTATCCTCTAAATAGGACAATACAGCATCAGAAACTTCTTCACCCATCTCTGTATCAGACAATACTTTAACTGTCAAAGCATTATCTTCAAGTGTCACATCAATAGCATTAATTGTACCATCATATGTATCACGTACAATGTTTTCAATCTCTACTGTATCATGAATATACTCACTTAACTGTACTACTGTACTTTCATTATCTAAAGCTTCTAAAACTTTTTTCATTAACTATACCTCTTTTTATAAAAAAGTAAACACAATATTATATAACAAATAAACTAATAAAAATCTATGATTTTAACAATAAACTAATGATAAGCGAACCATTATTAATATGTACGAACATGTTCATAGGTGTATTTAATGTATCTAGTAAATCACGTACCTTACTATCATCACCACTATTAATAGAACACACTACATCTATTTGTAAATCTGATGTATTACCAAAGCACAAATTTTTAAAGATAATGCCTGTAATAGTTACATACTTGTATAACTCACTGTCAATACAACAACGCTTAACACCTTTATTTGATTCACTTTTATAATACCAATATAAGAATGACTCTATAACCTCAGATGCCTCAACACAGAATGTACCATTACCTTTAGTTGTATTATACGTAGTACCAACTAAATCATAAGATGTTAAATTAGAAATTACATCCCTTGCCCTATCCACAGGAGAATTAAATGCCATCTCTAACTTATCGCAAGCAACATCAAATGAATCACCATTATTAAAAGTAACAAGTAGACATACAGACAATTTCATATACTTAAACTCTATTAACAATAAGTCATCAGCAATCCTATACACATTTGACATTATTGTTTTCTTATCAGGCTTACGTTTAGACTTTAAAAATGTCTTATAATTATTATTTACATTAAAATCTATACCAATAACAAATAAAGCAGTACTATCAGGTATATCCCCATTAAGTAAATCTTTAAAAGCTTTAAGAGATGTACCATTAGATTTGAAACTATTAGCAAGCATTCCTTCAGATAATGACTCTAATATAGAATTCCTAGTATTCATTAGTACACCTCAATAACCAAAGAAGTCCCAACTACTTTAAGACTATTTACACAAGAATCAACACCAATACCCTTTAACATCTTTAACACATTTTTAGCTTCCTTAGAGGATATAAATGAAATTGTCAACCTACAACCCAATGTTGGTAGCTTCAACTTAGAGTATAATTTAGCTACAAACAAATCAACACTTGCATCTACCACAGTACCTAGTATATCATCTGTAAATGCCCCATAAAACTCATCACCAACACAAACACAAAGTAAAGAATATTGTTCTTCTAAAATGATTTCAGTATTCCCACTAGCAGACATATCTATTCCATATGTTGTTCCGAAATACGTATACCCTTCCTCTTTTAAGTAATCCGTAATTAAATCAATATACTTATCAATAGTACTACATCTGCCATCTATACTCTGTACCATATCAACAACGATACCTTCTATAAGTACACTAAAATCACCTTTATACACTAATATATTGTTGTCTCTAACCTGTGTTTCTGTATTCTCATTAGAATATGGATTGTCTACAAATACATATATCTCATCCTCATTATTTGTCTTAATACGTATCTCACAATCACCACACTCAATGCTCCAATAGTCATTAAAACAGTTAAGTCTATTATAACCACTCAATACTTTTGTATATTTACTAGCTGAATTTGTAGCATATGTACTCACAAAATCATAAAAGCCATCATAATCTAACTCGTCCCTAACATTAGATATGTATTTAACAAACTTATCACCAATTTTAGTACGTTTTACACTATTAATCTGATTAGTACTGTTTAACATACCTTCAGATAAACTCTCTAATATACTATTTCTTTTATTCATTATTTAATACCACTAGGTAATGTAATTACAACGCTATCCTTATCAACTTTATAATAACCATTTAACCTAGAACCAAAGATATGTATAAACGCATCTACAGTTGTTTTATCTTCCATATAATAGGTTACATACACTTCTAATACAGGAATTTTATGTTTAGAGATATAATCTACATCACCATTAATATAACAATCATGTAACACAGGTAAATTTTCAACAGACTTACCATACTCAGTATTAACCCACTCATCAAACACACTTTGTAATGCAGAAACTACCCTAGCACCAGCACTAGCACTTGCTTTACCACTCTCTGTACCTACATGACGCTCTACATCTTTACCATTATATGTCATGATAATATCATAAGTAGTATTTAATGCATCATCTACAGATGAATATTTTCCACTCTCTAATTCTTTAAAACAACTCAATGCTGTTTCTTTACTATCAAACTCATAACGAATAAATGAGTTACTCATATAATGAGATTTAGGAGAGATATCAACCAAATGACTTAATAACAACATAACTGATTTATCACTTGTGTATGCTTTCACATATGTCCCATTAGAGAAATGTAACTCACTAAAATCACCTTTATTAACTCCCCTCATCACATTTAGATAATACTTACTATGTTTACCGAAGTTAGTATCACCTTTAATACTACATTTAGACAATGTTTTTAAATCTTTATCTACAATGCTTTTAATTAATGAAACAGATTCATTAACACCTACATAATCCCTTGTATCATGTAAACTCTCTAAAATTGTACCAATACTTTTACTATACATACTATATAAGCCTCCAAAAACTAACTTAATTTAATCTTACTCTTACCATCTTTCCAAATGTAACAGTAACCAACACCCATTTTATCAAAGAGAAACTTTTCTATTCTGTTGCACTCCATAGCACCACCAAAATCAAATGTAATTACAAAATCATCCTCTGTGAGTGAAATCTCATAATTAACACATGAATTAGCTATTTCTTTAACAACAGAATCATAGTTATTTTTATAGGTACGTTTAAAAGCATATATAAGACTATTAAACATAGCTTCCATAACAACAACAGTGTCACTTAGCAAACGTGTATTATATTTATCAATTCTACCATTATAAAAGTCTACCTCATCTGCTCCATGAATACAATACGTATCTGCTACCAACTTACACCCATCTAACTTAGGATTCTTTACATCAAAAGTCATTTTCCCATCATTCGCAAGTTCAAAAATAGATTCCATAGTAGCTTCATCTGGTACCTTAAAAACAAAACACCTTGCTAATCCTACTTTTTCAAAAACCATAATGAAACGACCATTATCACTAAGACAAAGCATATAAAGTTTTTTACCATTATTACTATTTTTATTCTTTAAATTACTTGTCCATTTAATAACATCACCTGCAAAGTTCTTACTAAAACTTGACCTATTATAAAAAGACTTATAAGAATTAATATATTTATCAGGTATAAAGTCTATATCAGAACTTAACAAAGCTTTAACTAGTTTATCACTATCTTTATTTTTATTCTTAGGTATAGACTCTGTCATACCCTCATTAACTTTAACATCATTCAATGAATCTATAATATTAAAATAACCCATCATACACACCAACTAAACATAAAACTCTAAACCAATATCTGTATTACCAGATAAATATAATGAATATAATTGATTACTCCTAATCCGATTCTCACAAATAAGAGTATATATTCTCTTACAAGTTTCGGCGTCTTTAAAATTAAATGTAATATAAAGCACATCTTCATCAAATCTAATCTTGTAATCAACACATGAAAATGTTAAATCACTCATATCTGATTCATATTTAAATCCCTTATAATCTGACTTAAATAGCCCTACACTACTCTTAAATAATGCACCTAAGACCTCTTTTGTGTCTTTTAAAATGTATGATGTACTAGCAGTACCATATACATCTGATAATAATTTACTGCCAAACACACGATATGTATTAGCAACGGTCTTACAATCCTTTAAACCAGAATTCATATCATCCATATCAAAAATTAATCTATTTTTATCTACGAAATCCCAAATATAATCTACAACACTCTCATCTTTTGCTTCGTAAATAAATAGTCTAGATAACCCATCAAACTCATTATTATAAGAAGATGCAGAAATCGAAATGTAATGCTTTTTACCCTTAGTTAAATGATAGATATAACATTTTCTACCATCATTGCTAGGTAGTTTTTCATACTTAACAATCAAATCAACCTCACTAAAAGGTGATTTATTATAAAAAGATGTAGTAGACTTTAGATTTTTATTTGGTATAGTCCTCATATCACAATCCAACAATGCTTTAAGTAATTTATCACCACTACCAGATGAACTGTTTTTTGATATAGAATCAATCATCCCCTCATCAATTCTATGAGTACTCAACGAATCTAGAATAATACTACGCTTACTCAACATACTATATTACCTTTCTAGAAGAAAAACTGAATACCAACACCACTATTATCCTTATACAAAGAATAAAAATCAGTATTAATATTACCTAATCCTCTTTTAAACTCATTATGTATCATATCCACATTATCTAAATTCATATACAAAGTTAGAACATCACCATTTAATCTCACAGAATAATCAGTACAATTCAAATACAACTTATCAATAAAATCCTCATACTCGGCATTGAATAAAGACTTCAGACAATTAACAGCATCAGAAAACATAGCTTCCATAACGATTTTTGTATCATTGAGAATACTCTTATTTTTAAATGAACCTGCTATAGCATTACCCTCGTATGACCTATATGTATCAGCAACTATCTTACAACCTTTAAGAGTCTCATCGACTGAAGTCATCTGTAATTGGTTCTTATTAACATAATCCCAAAGTGTATTAGCTACTTCTTCATCATCGCATTTTTGTATGACACATCGTTTCATCCTTGTAAATACTCTATCTACAGATGAAAGAGTAATCATAAAGTAATACTCATTACCCTTAATCATACGATAAATCCTATAGTCCCTACCTCTCTGAGTATTAAGAGATTCAGTACTAATTGTATATCTCAATAAACCACTATCAAAAGGTGATTTATTATAATAATGTGTATCACGTATATCAATATACTTAGTTGGTATTATGAACAATGAGCCATTAAGTAATGCACTACACAAAGAATCTATATCTTCACTTTTCTCTTTATTCTTACCTATGCTAGATATCATACCCTCATTGATACGTGTATCTAATAACTTATCAATTAAATCACTATAACCCATACCAACCTCTATAAATTAAATGTAAATACTACATAACCATATCGTATACTAGTAGTTGCATGGAATCTAGACTTATCCATAGGATAACATACCTCATCAGAGAAACCATTAAGAGTCTCCTCATCACCATACAGATAAATTAAAACACTAATATTTAAACTATCCCTAGATGATGTGATATCTAACCTACAACTATCAAAACTAACAAGCCACTTAGTAAATAAAGAGTTAAAACCTGACAGACTACCACACAGTGAATCAGCACAATAAGAGAAAATCATATCTAATGCTTCTTTAGTATTAGTAGCATATTCATCTTTATCGCTGTTATAACACGTAGTCCCACACGAATACATATTCCTATTTAAATCATACACAGAATCAAAGCCACCTTGATTTTCCATCTTTTCTTTAAACTTATTGAATACATCTTCATCCATACATTTATATAGCATAGATTTACCTATAGTAGAACCATTGTGTATATTGTAACAATTAATAGCTACAATGTAATCACCATTAATTTCATAACCACGCACCTCAGTACGAATAATACCCATCCTAGTGCCTACAATACAGTACTTTTCATTCTTTTTATTATTCTTAGAAAGTTTTGTATCATTCCGAACCTCAATGTTGATATCCATATCCTTAGATGATAATTTAGAAATCTGTCCACTAAGAACTGCATCAACCATACGCTTAGTGTCTTTATTCTGTTTCTTAGTATTCTTTGAAATAGACGACACCATACCCTCGTCTACTCTTTTATCACTAAGTGAATCTATAATATTAAAATAACCCATTTAGAACTCCCAACGTAAACCAATGTAATGTGAATTCTTAACTAATGAACTGCTACTACAAATAGATGATAACAAATCATACACTTGATTTAACACGACTTTATCTCTTGATACAAAGTTTAACTCCACAGAATAATCCATATCATCCAAATAAATGAATGGCTCACTAAGTGTTATTACCTTTTTAAGAACATCACTATCAAATGAATCAATAACAATAGTAATAAATAAATCAAACATCTCAAATAAGAACTTATCAACATTATCAAAGAACTCGAATGTTACAGAATTATAGTATGTATTAGCTACACAATTACAACCCCTAAGACTGTCTACATTAATAGCTTTATTAGGAATGTTTTTACCACTCTTAAACTCATCAACCAATTTAGCTATTGTATCTTCATCTGATTCCTGTACAACAGCACGTAAATACTCTGTATTGCCCTTAGATGAAAATAGATATGCTATATAATGTGTATCCCCTACATCATATGTTTTGCAATACACCTCTTGTACAATACCAGAGCTTACTTTCTGTACTAATGTTTCTTTAACGGATTTACGAACCACACTACTATTTGTCAACTTAGATTTATTGAACATCCTAAATGTATCTATACTATCTTTAGGAACTTTACTAATATCACGCTTAATAATAGCGTTAAGCCATACCTCACCATCTTTACTAAGTGATTTATTATTACTAATGGAAGATAACATTCCCTCATGTATATCTCTTAACGAATCTAAGATATTTCTATTTACTGACATATAACCCTCTAAATAATATAAAAATCAACAGCAACCTTATCATTGATGTCTTCATAGCATGACATATTACCTACCTTACCACTGAGATAAGAATTAATCTCGTTAAATCGTTCTATATCTACAATATCAAAACCAAAAGATAATACCCAATCCATTCCCCTAGAATCACCAATCGATACACTATCAACTTTAATACAAGACATCAACCTAGTATCATTAACTAAATACTTTCTAAAGTCGGCTGTAGTATTTATCTTAAACCATGCACTAAAGAATGTCCTTATACAATGACCAGTATTAAGACATGCCCTATGATGATATGTATCATACATCACATTGGCTGAAACTCTAAACACTCTATCAACTTTAGCAGTAAAACTCTGATAGTCTTTAGGTAATAATGATACTTTGGATATCGTATTTTCTAAATGCCTTGAATTAAAATCTGTCTTTAACAATACTCCTCTAGCTATAGTTAACTTATGAAATACAACTAGAATATACCCATCGCCATAATCACAGAATGTTTTATTATCTACTACTCTAGATGATATTTCTCTACGTCTTAATACTATTTCAGCAACAGTATCATATATCATATTACCTGTTGTAGCTTTATTAAATTTAGTATCAATCTTTCCCTTACTAATCTCAGCGAATATTCCACCCTTATCTGTCTTGATAGTGGTTAACATTCCCTCAGATAAGTTATCTAAGATATTATTACGTATACTCATATCAATCCCTAATCCTCAACTGAATTAAAGCTGTATCACCACTCACAGCACATGTACTTTGAAAATCACCAGACAAACTAGGGAATAAATTCACATAATCAGAAAACCTATTCTTATCAATAACATCAGCATTAAAATATAATATCAATGCCTTACCAGACGGGTGCATAAATAGTTTCCCATCTATATTTGAAAGCATAGAATCTAAATTAGAAGATATGAACCACTGAGTATACTTAGTTTTGTTATTGTTATCAAAGTACTTACGTAAAAATACCTTAATAGTATCATCATCAGTTAGACACAACTTATTATTAACATCATCCCACACTACATCACACAATACTGTATACTTGCTATCAATATCTGACATAAAATCGATATAATCAGTATCAAAAGTTAACGCATCATCAATGAAATCTTCTAAACCCATAGGGTCTATATGAATGACCATTGCACGTTTAACTGTTAAATCATTAAATACCACACTTACATACCCATTAGGTAATTCATTGAAAGTTAAATTCTTTACTGTTTTAGACTTAATAGGCTTAGACCTATACACTTTAACTGCCCTACTATCTGTTTCATATATCTTATTAATATTATTCTCTATATCAATTCCTTTAGGAACTTTTCCCTTTAACAAATCACTAAAGAAATCTGTTACATCACCTTTTCCACTAGCAACTGCTGTTGTTAACATACCCTCAGATAAACTCTCTAATATACTATTTCTTTTATTCATATATCACCTAATTACACAAATAGCTATGCATAGTAATATAATCTCTAAATTTACTACCATTAGACAAACTTGTAATAGCACCCATATTAACGTACCTATCTACAGAACTAGATAATACCTTAAATGTATCTTTATCAGGATATTTAGCGTCTTTTAGTTTAATCTTAACAGATAAACTGCAATCATACCCTCTGTCATACAATTTAAGTTTATTAGCACTCATAACACTATACTCATAGGTAACGTCTTCAACATCAAAAGGAATTGCATTTGTTGATATGTATTTATCTAATGAAGATAATGCATCTCGTACATACCCATTCGCTAATTCTTCAACCGCATCACGAATAGACATAAACTTCTTATCTTTCAATGAGTACAAACATGGTGAAACAACTGATGCACCTTTAATAATTTTCATACTACTATCAATACTATCAATACCATCATAGAAAGCTTTTGCATCTTCTTCAGTTTTGAATTTGTACACATACCCCTCTTGATACATTAAGTTATGACTATCTTTATATGCAAAAACAACATATTTATCAAAGATACCAAAATATGCACCACCACTAAGCATACCCTCTTTAATGTTTTTATTAACCTCATCCAATACCTTAGCTGGTGCTTTATCTGTTTTCTTTTCACTACCATCAGCCATAACAAACTTAGGTTTAAAATCTAAAATACTCTTCTGTGCCTTAGCAGTTTGAATCATACCTTCTCTAATATGTAATGATTCAATAATACTTTCCACACGCTCTTGAATCGTAGCCACTATACTCTACCCCTTTAACTATAACAAAATAGCACACTCTACCTATATAGAATGTGCTATTAACAGAAACATTATATTATTATATATTATACCATACAGTACAACAATACTACTGACCAATGATGAGTGTAAACTGCTCATAATTAAGCTCATCTTTAGATATCTTAACACCATCAAACATCTTATCAGTTACAATAGCACTGTATAAATCTTTAATTTCAATATCTGAAATAGTCTTATCAATAATATAACCACTAGAACTATAAAATTTAACTCTCCCACTCTTAGAGAAATCAAATGATACAATCGGTATGAAATCAGTAAAATTAGCTTTCCTATTAAAACCATTATTATCTTTAAAGGAGATTAAATTATCAAAGAAAAAGTCCTCTAATCTCTCTACAAGATACTCATTAGTGACAGATAAGTCATAAGAATACCTACTACTCCTAATAGTATCTAGTATCTTCCCTACATCTACAAGATTTATTCTTCGACTATGAGAAACCTTTTTCCATAAAGAAGTGTCGATTGACTTACCTATGTAATCCTGTAACTCACTAACAGACGTAATCCCCTTATCAACATTAAAAGAATAATCAGATGTAAACTTATAAGTAAACTCATTATACAGTTGTTGATTAGATGCTACATCGACTGTAAATAACCGATTAAATATAAAATTTCTAAGACTATACCCATATCCCAACAAGGCTAAATAACACGCATCTCTATCTTGACTATCAATACCTATCGATACAATATCTCCACTCTCTTTAATAACACAATGACTAAGATTTAATGCAACAGATAAACCTTTTACATCAAATATTGTACCAGTACGATTGTGCTTAGAACGTATCACCATAGGTACTGAATTAGATTTACCACCAATACGAATGTGAGCCATGCCCCTATTTCTGATATACTTATACACATTATGTATTAAGACTTTATTATCTCGTAACGCACTCATTAATCAACACCTAACTTAATCATACCATCATCTGACATGAATTGAGAATTATTACTAATCCTCAGATTTAATTTAAGAAACTCACAATCAATTTTATTTGTATTAGTCAATATACTTGAAATATTTAGTAATCTAATGCTAAGTTGATTTAATGATGTAGTAAACACCTGTAAATCAGACATTGAAATATTACTATAAAGAGGAGATGTCACTAAGTTATCCTTAAAATTAAAACAACATACACCAATCAACCCATCTTGAACATACATTGTTTTAGATACTCTACCCATATAGTTATCAATATTCAAGGTACTGATATAATCCTGTAATACAGATACCATATTAGGGTAGTTATATTTAATAAATAACTTCAAGAATGAGTCTAAATCACTGCAAGAACCACCACACACATCAGATAACTTATTACAATACTCTTTAAATAAATCTGTATGTGTCTTGTACATGGTATTCCAAACAATTTTACCAATATTCTTTAGTACACTCTGTATAGACATGAAATCAGATATTCCACTATAATACAAACCCTCTTCTTTAAGCCTACTATAATTGAATATGTTATTTGTATCAATACATATAACTGCCTTATCTCTATAATTTATTAGTTTTACATCTTCAGGATTGATTTTAAGTCTTACACCCTGTAACCTAAAACTATAATTGAACTGTTTATATATGAATGTAATCGTCCCATTAAATGAAACCTCAATACATGACATACGATGCTCCATAGCATTACTAAATATATTAACAGTTTTATTTAATATAGTTTTATTGTCACGTAATACGTTTACCATACTAACACACCAACTCAATCATAGAACCCTTATCATATGAGTAGGTCTTGCCTTTGCCCTTATATGATAAAACAAAACCAATACATTCATTTAAAACTTCACGATTAGTAACACAATCTCTAATACTCTTAAACATTATCTTATTATTAGTAATTGACTTTGTGAGTATATCCAAATCCTCTATATTATTTCTGTAATCAATAGCATGAGTGAGTGTATCAGTCTCAAAATCCATACAGCATAAACCCAATAAACCATTGTTAGTATACACAGTTTTAGCTAACCTATAATAATTCTTATCAATAGATAGGTCTGAACATAAATCACCCAACATTGATGTAAAAGCTTCTTTGTTATGTTTAACAAACAACTTACTAAATGTATCTAAATCATCACAAAATACACCATACTTAGACGTATAAAATGACATTAAATCTTCAAGTAACCCAAATTCAGAAAATCTGTTAAGTAAATCTTTATATACAAGATTAGCCATATTATGCAACAAACCACTTATAGAGATATCATTAGGATACATAAAAAGTCCATCATCTCTTAACCTACTTAACTTAAATATATTATTTGTATCTAAACAAATAATCCCTTTTCCCCTATGCTCTACTACCTTGATATCTTCTGAATCTGTATCAAGAGAAAGACCATTAATAACATAGGAATATTTATAGCCCTTATACTCGAAGTTAAGCACACAACCGCTATCCAAGAACATTACAAATACATAAGAGTCTAAGTTATCAGCAGAATCTCTATAACCCTTTATAATACGTTTTACTATTGCTTTATTATCTCGTAACACATTCTTAGCCAATCAATCACCACCCATCAATAGCTACCACCAATATCAACAGTACATACACACTTACTACTTAGTATTAATTTCATATTTTTATCTAAATGCTTAATATTAGTTGGAATATTATTATTTACTATATCTGTTACCGATACAATATGTCTATAATCCTTACCACTACCCTTATATGACATAAGTTTAACAATATATATGTATGAATAATAAGGAATATACACATACTGTGCTACAGCATCATACCTCAACAATGGTAGTTTACATGTATCTATCAACATTTTATCAATAGAGGATATAAACCTAACATCCTGTAATGTTTGTAAAATAGAAGATACAATATCTCCCCTTATCTTACCTCTCATAAAGAGTCTAAGTGCATGATAAGTAGTAACATCATCTATGAAATCCTGTACAGAATTATATTGTTGATTGATGCCATAACTCTCTAGTAATCTATGTAATATATCTACATTACTATCTACGCTCCCACTAATAGGATATTTCCTATTAAGTGATTTAAAAATATTATTACAGACATCATCAAATAATTCATAACTAAACACATCAGAATTATATGCCTCTGTATGTGATAACCCATAATATCGTAGGTTATGATATTCTATCTTACTCGTATCCAAGCAATATAATAAGTTTTTACCACTTTCTACCCACTCATATATATCATCAGTAACACTAACACCTATATGATAATCTCCTGTAGAAATTTCTATATCACCTAAACAATACTTAACCCTAACAGAAACAATCACATCTCTCTGGTAAGGATATACTTTATTATACAAGTAATTCAATATGCTTTTATTATCACGCATTAAACTCTTCATATATTAAAAAGCACCACCTAATGGTATATCATAACCATTAATAGTTACTATATGTAACAAGTCATTATCTTTTAAATTGATTCTACCACTTAAAAAGTCATCTACAGAAAAGATATCCCTACCATCTTTACCATCACCTGCCCTAGACATAAAGTCAACAAACACAATATCTCCATGATTAGGTACGTATACCTTCTGTGATTTAGTATCATATCGCATCAAAGGTAACTTAGTATTATTAAATAACCTACCCTTAATAGTATTATTCAGTATAACACCATCAAAGAAATCCTGTAATGCTTTCTCAGACTTTATAACAACCTCTTCCTCTAATTTAGTCTCAAATGCTTTGTATACATGTGTATCATTAATAAGCCACTGCACAGACTCATAATCCATATCAGTAATGCCATAGAAATGTAACATCCGATTGATGGCCTCTAAGTTAGTGTTATTAAGTGAACTTGTAATACTATTCATAGTATTTCTAAGTAACTCACCACTAATACCAACTGAATCAAACCTAGTAGTACCCATAAGACCAACCCATCGTAAATTATTATACCTCATCAACTTATTAATATCGATACAATAAAATAAGTTATGTTTATCCTCTACCCATGTATACATGTCATTAGTAGTATTTAGATGTAATAAGTATACTTCCCTAAAACAGGAAGACTCTTCCTTTATATAGTAGTGAACACCCACCCTAGTCGTTACAATATCCTTATAAGGATATGCTTTTTTAACTAACAGATTAAGTATATTTTTATTATCACGTATTAATCTACTCATACCATCACCAATTATTCATAGTGATAAAGTAACCACTACGCTCTCTAAACTTAAACTGTTTATCGATATCAATCGTCTTAGGAAGTTTCCATCCCCTTTTAATATAGTTACTAATAGTATCACTATGACAATTTCTACCTGTAAAGATATCACACTTCTCTAACTGACAACTATTAGGTAATACTACCTCATTAATCATTTTATTTAGGTATACCGCTACCACACCCAAATATCTCTTATTAATGAAGAATACCCCTTTTATATCATCACCAGTTGATTTATACAAGTTATCAGTATTTAGATTCTCATAAATAACATCAGTTAAGAATGTACGTATCTCATCTAATACCACTTCCAATACAAGATTATATGTACTAGTATCATTGATGTAATCATACAGGTTAGACATATTAACACCACTAATACCACAATGTTGTAGTAACCTTACCATATACTCTTCGTCTTGAACACCACCAAGATAAAATACTTCCTGTACAAAATCATTAACAACTTTACTAGTATATTGTTTGAAATCTTTATACTGTACATTACAATCATCTCTGATATATGCAATATTATTAAATGTAAATAGTTTAGACGTATCTATACACAAAAAAGCACTATCTTTATATTCTACCCATGTATATGCATCTTTAGGTATTTTGAAATACAATGACATACGATTTGTTGTTACTACATAATCATCGACTTTAAGTGAAAACGCAAAACCAACACCTGATGACATCATTGCACATCTATCAGATAATAAAGTATTCTTCTTTATCTTCTGTAATAATACTTTATTATCACGTAATACTTTACTCATAACTCACCTCAATCACTCTTATCTAGGATATCTAGTCTCTACCCATGACTTCTTATCATCAGATAAATTTATTCTAAACTTGTCTTTAGACAGTATAGGTAACACTAAATCAGAACCACTATTGCTAGTATATCCTTTACCCACTACATCGCTAATTGTATGATAAACAACACGCTCTTTTTTAGCACTTCCATGTATTGAGCATATCTCTAAATTACCATATTGAGGGAATACAACCCTATCTTCTTTAATATCTACCCTAGCGACAGCCACATGCCCATTCTTATAAAATAAGTTATCTTTACTACCATTAAGTAATCTAACATACGCATTATCTACACTAAGACAAGCATTAATATACTCCGGTAACTGAGTATTAACCATCCGTGTGAGTACACCAATTAACTTATTCTTAGTCATTATATCATTCCGTACGGCATTCCAATTATTATATGTACAGGGAACGCCAACACCATTAATAAATGATACTAACTCTTCTAATGACAGACCACTACCATTATCAAATAATATATCACAGAAAGACTCAATGTCATCTTCTAATGCAGTATATAAAGAATCCTCTAACTTACCACCTAAAATAAAGTACTTAATGTTATTATACGATAGTAATGCATTTAAATCTATACAATAATATAAGCTGTTTTCATCTTCTATCCACTTATACATAGTATCTGATATACGTAATCGTAACCCAAAATAACCACTATACATCCTACGATTATTAATAAACCAATCTATAAAGAATAAATTACTACTTACACCACCAATAAGAAATGCCTCTTTAAAGAAATGTAATTGTTTTTCTATATTACGTAATATCTGTTTATTATCCCTTAGTAAACCACTCTCACTAATAACTAAACGATTATCCACTAAGGAGTCTATAATGTTTGAGTATCCCATGATTAACCACCATAAATAATATAGGATAATACCTCATGACCACTATCATTATCTTTAATCTTACTCTCCTTACGAGATTTTGGAATAATATCAACAGCTGTAAAACACTCTAAAGATTTAAACTTAGTCACAGCATCCTGTACTTTATCTAACTCAAATGTAAATGTATACCCATTCCAATCTTTCTTCTTAGGGTTTACAATAAATCTATCGTTGCCAGGGAACCTACTCATATAAATCATACTCTTTTTAGTATCTACACAACAAATACTAATTGTATCATTTGTCATATCTACCGATTTATTGCTGTTAGGTACTAACCCTTTTATATTAGATACATATTCTTTTAATGCAATATCTAACCCTTTAATGATTAAATCAGATAACTTCTTGTATGCAGAACCACTCTTAATTACCTTAATAGCATCATCGATTGTTTCTACCTCAACCCCTAATATATCTCTAAAGTCATTTTTAAACTTTTCAATATATCTCTCATCATCCATGATAAATAGTTCCTCACGTTTCAACGTATCAGCCAAACCATTAATCATAAAATCAGCTACATCTTTAGCAGAATATTTATTATTTGTATCTTC